CGAAAGGCCGCAGAGTAGTAATGGGTGTTGAACTTGATGAGTTTGACGCACCGCAAGCGTACTATCTCAAGCTTGGTCAAGGCCATCCGTTCGACACGTTCGGGCAGAGAAGAAGCGACAAGCGGACAAGAGTTCCAGCAGAGGACATTCTGCACATATATCTGCCTGACCGAGCGCAACAGACCAGAGGCGTCACTTGGTTTGCGTCAGCCATGTCTCGAATGCGGATTCTCTCAGGTTATGAAGAGGCAGAATTGATTGCGGCTCGAACCAGTGCCGCAAAAATGGGTTTTTTGGTTAGCGCAGACGGTGAAGGTTTCATTGGTGACGAATCGGCAGACGGGAACCAAATCATGTCTGGCGAACCTGGTTCAATTCAGCAATTGCCAGCCGGAATGAGTTTTCAAGAATGGAATCCTAGCCATCCGACCAGTGCTTACGCTGAATTTCACAAAGGCGTGCTTCGAGGCATTGCCAGTGGACTTGGCATTTCTTACACCAGCCTGTCCAACAACCTTGAAGGCGTCAGTTATTCCAGCATAAGGCAAGGCGCACTAGAAGAGCGTGACTTGTACCGTCAGATTCAAAGCTTTTTGATTCAGCACCTGTGCGAGCCAATCTGTCAAGAGTGGCTGAAAATGGCAATGACTTCCGGCTCAATCCCGATTCCGATTACTCGCTACGACAAGTTCAGCAACACACTGGAATTCAGAGGCAGAGGGTTCAGTTGGGTTGATCCAGCAAAAGAGATCAGAGCCGAAGTCGAAGCAGTTAGAAATGGCTTCAAAAGCCTGAATGACGTTGCCAGACAATACGGCAGAGACGTGGAAGAAGTCTTCCAGCAAATGCAGAACGACAAGCTAATGGCGGAACGCTACGGAATCAGCCTAGCCTTTGAGCCGCTTGGTTCGCCTCATGGTCCTGTTGAACCAGAGGTTGAATAGTGGCGGAAAACCACAAACCAACCGAGGGCATGATTGCCGAGGCAAACCGTGGCCTAGAGTGGAGACGAGAATTTGGCAGAGGCGGAACGTCTGTCGGAATCGCCAGAGCCAGAGACATTTCAAACGGCAAGAGTTTACCGTTGGCAACCGTCAAGCGGATGAAGTCCTTTTTTGCTCGCCATGAAGTTGACAAAAAAGCCGAAGGATTCAGACCAGGCGAAAAAGGTTATCCAAGCAACGGACGCATAGCTTGGGCTTTGTGGGGTGGGGATGCTGGAAAAAGTTGGTCAGAAAAAATCGTGAATCAAAGCGAGAGAATTATGGATTTAACTAGCATGACCGAGCGACACGTCATTGACGTTGAAGAAACGCAAGACGAGTTCATTGTGTCTTTTGCCAAAGCGGAACAAGTCGCAGAAGAGCCGGAAGAAAGAGAAGTTGAACAAGTTGAAAAGCGAGACTTACCAGTTCAAACACAGTACCGAATGGGTTCAGTGCGCATGATGGATGACGAGTCAGACCGTCGCGTAATGATGAGCATTTCGTCAACGAATCCGGTTGAAAGAGAATTTGGTTACGAAGTGTTGGAACACAATGCCGGAAGCGTTGACATGGAATTCATGTCTTCAGGCAAAGCGCCACTGTTGTTGGACCATGACGCAAGGCAACAAATTGGAGTCGTAGAACGAGCCTATATGGACAACGACAAACTGAGAGCGCAAGTCCGGTTTAGCAAAAACGCAATGGCAGAAGAAGTTTATAGAGACGTAGTTGATGGGATTCGTGGCAACGTCTCAATCGGCTATCAGATTCAAGGCATGACGAAAGACGAGAACGGCTATAAAGACAAGCCGCTTTATCGGGTGAGTTCCTTCAAACCATTGGAGGTTTCAATGGTTTCCATACCTGCCGATTCTACTGTTGGAGTTGGCAGAAACTATCAGCCGGATCTTTCCGGTAATGAATCAACTGCAATTCAGGAGAATAAAATGGAAGAGCAGGTTCAAAAGCCGGAAGTAAATGTTCGGCATGAAGTGAATGAGCAACTTAATCAGTACCGCAACCAAGCTTCTCAGATTCTTGAGCTGGGCAAGCGGCACAACGAGTATGACCTAGCCTTTCGCGCACTTCAGGAAGAGAAAAGCCTAGCTGAATTTCAAGCCATGCTTTTAGAGAAGAAGACCAGCAAGCCAATCGACTTCAGCGTTGACGCCTCACCGAAAGAGAAGCGCAACTACAGCTTGGTAAGAGCCATTCAAGCCGCTGACGCGAAGGATTGGAGCAAGGCCGGATTTGAACTCGAAGTTTCTAAAGAACTGGCAAAGAAGCAATCTCGACAACCAAAAGGCTTCTTTGTTCCTGACTTTGGCTGGCAGACTCGAACGGTATCAACCGCAGCCGGAGCAACCTTTGGCGCAGGAAGCAATATTGTGCCGGAAGACTACCGAGGTGATCGCTTTATTGATGCACTGATTTCAACGTCCATCCTTGGGCAAGTAGGCGCAACAGTGCTGAACGGACTGCAAGGAAATGTCGCGATTCCCAAGATTTCAACCAGCACCGCAGCAGCTTTCATTGCGGAAGGCGGTTCAGTTGGAAACAACGAACCTGACTTCGCACAAGTGACGATGACCCCAAAGCTGTTGGCAAACAAAGTAGCCGTGACTCGCGAGTTGATGATTCAGTCTGACCCAAGCGTAGAGCAGTTAATTCGCAACAACATGGTTCGAATCTTCGCAGCCAAAATTGACAACGTTGCTCTCAAAGGTGGCGGATCAAACGAGCCAACCGGAATTCTAGGCACTGCTGGAATCGGTGACGTTTCTTCCGGTGGAACCAGCGGCAACGCGAATCTGACGTATGGCAATGTCGTTGATATTATGACGGAAGTTTCTCAAGACAACGCTCTGCTTGGCAATTTGCGATGGGTAACTCATCCAGCGGTTGTAGGCAAACTGATGCAAACCTTGGTGGCTGCTAGCACAGACAGTCGAATGATTATGTCTGGGCCTGACAGCATGATGGGTTATCCGGTTGTTCAGACAACCCAAGCACCTTCAAGCTCGCCTTACTCGCTGATTTTCGGGAACTTTGCTGACTTGTATGTCGGCTTCTTCAGCGCCTTGGACGTTCTTGTAGATCCGTATGGCAGTGCAGGAACAGCAACGACAAATTTGTATTTCTACCAGGACTGCGACATTGCCGTTGCCCACGCTGAAAGCTTCGCGGCAGCACAGGATGTCACTGTTTCCTGAGTGTATCAGCTAGACGAGCTACAAGGTTGGGGTGCTGCTCGACCTTGTATCTTACTTTGTGGCGGACCGTCTGCGCCTTCCGATTTGGCGCAAGCCAAGGCGCAGATTGGTTCAAAAGCTTACGACTTAGCCGGAGTCAATAATCACGGCTTACTTTTTCTTGGCGAGTTGGCTTGGTGTTACGCGCATGACGTGAGAATGGTGAAACACCTTCAAGAGTACGAAACGCCAGCGATTGTGCACCATGAACCAAAGAATTTAAGACAACACGATATTCATGGCGGAATTGTCCCATTTATCAGACTTTCAGGGCCAGAAGCACTTTGGACCGCAGACTTTTTTGACTACTCAGAAATTCATATCTGTGGTGTGGATTTCTACACAGGGCCGCGTAGATACTGGCATCAGTGGGATTTAGATAAAAAGCCAACAAGAGTTCAGGAAGACCAACAAGGTAAGTGGATTGAGGCAAGAAACTTAATGCAGAATCCCCAAAGAGTGATTGTGTACAACGAACGACTTCAAAGGATTTTCCAATGAAGATTGAAATCGTCAGAGGAACCGTTGCGAACGGTGGACCTGTTCGGGTTGGACAGGTGATTAGCGTTGACCCAAAAGAAGCACAGCAACTGGTCAATATGGGCAAGGCGGTTGTTTACGAAAACAGAGCCAAAGGCTTAGACGAAGCAGAAGCGCCACCAGTGACCACGCGAACCACAAAAACAGCACGAAAGCCTAAAGCTAAATGAGCGTTGAAACTGCAGAGGACAGAAGCGCATTGCTAAACGACTACGGAACGACTGTGACGAAGGCGGACGCAACCACCTTCACAGGCATTTTTGACAATGACTTTCTTGCAGTGGATTTGGACGAAAGCGAAGTCGAAAGCTCAGAGCCAACACTGCTGGCAAGAACCGCTGACGTTTCCAGCCTAGCGCATGGCGACACTCTGACCATTTCGGCAGTCAGCTACACGGTTCGAGGCATCCAGCCCGATGGGACAGGCATGACCCAAATCATGTTGAGTGTGTAATGGCGCATAAACGAGCGCAAATCAAAGCAAGAATCCAAACGGTTCTGACCGGATTGTCAACTACTGGCTCGAATGTCTTTCAGTCTCGCACCTATCCAATCGCAACCAGTGATTTGCCTGGGCTGCTGATTTACGCGAATTCAGAAAGCGTTGAACGCTTAGAGATTGGGATTCAAAACCGTCAACAGCGAAACCTCGACTTGGTAATTGAAGCAGTAGCTAAAGGAAGCACCGCAGAAAGCACACTGGACACAATCACGGTTGAAGTTGAAGAAGCGATGGCGAACGACCAGACACTCAATGGGCTGGCAATAGATTCGGCAATCACTGACACGCAGATTCGGCAAGCATCTGCTGAAAGTGAGTTTTTTATCGCAACTATGCGGTACACGGTCTTGTATCGCACAATCGAAAATGACGTTGAATAAAGGAGAAGAACAATGGCGATTCCAGACCGTTATCTAAGACTGAGAAGTTCTCAACCGTACATTACAGATGAAACCACTGCTGGCTCTTATGTAGCAGTTTCTGCTTCTGACGGATTTACAACCACTGAACCTTTGGCGCTCAGTCAGACGTTCAACACTTCAGATATTAGCGAAGTCGGCACTCGCCTGCTTCAGAACAGAAGTTTTGTAAATTATGCCGAAAGAGCAACGTTTGACATTCCGTTTCTAGTCAAACCTTCTGGAACTGCTGGGACTGCACCAGCCGAATCAACACTGTTGCAAAAAGTGTTTGGGACACTGACCACTTCTGCTGGAGTATCCAACACCTACAGCTTCAGCCGAGTCAGTGGAACTTTCCAAGTCTCGCAGTTGGTTGATACATATAAATTGTATGTGGCGAACGGAACCATTGTCGAAGGCTTCAGCGTAGACATTACGCGAGACGGTGTTTTCACCATGTCTGCAAACTGTCGCGCCTCCAGAATTCGCTACAGCGGCCCAGCGCCATTGACCGGAGCAGACGTTTCTGTTGATGATTTGGCGAACTATACAATTACGCTAGATCCTGCCACTAATGCGGTTTCAGGAGATTATTTTTTTGCTGGTCAATTGGTTGACATTTTTGATGCCACTGACACACAGGTAAACACTGGTGGTCCTGTGTCTGTTGTTAGCGTATCGACTAGTGCTGCCACGATGGAGATTATCGCAGACACTGGCGACTCTTTTACAGTTTCCGCCACTGATTACTTAGTACCTTATTTGCCAGCCGCTACGCTTTCGACTTATGAGCCAATCGCCACTTCAGCCGCTCAAGTTTACTTGGCCGCTCAGAACACCGCAGCCGCAGGCTTGATTGCTTCAGCTAACGAGTTTCTAGCCACTGGCTTCTCAATGAGCGTTTCTAAGAATCTTGGCGACCCAGGCTTGGCAGAAATGACGGGCGACAAGTACCCAGCCGCTGCTTATGTGAGTAACGATATTACCGTGACAGGCTCTTTTGATTTTGTGATGAGGCCAGCGCAAGCCTACCGTTTCGAGCAGTTCGCAAGACTAGAGCAAATCGCCATTGGCGTTCAGGTTGGCGACACCGCAGGTTCAATTGTTCAAATCATCATTCCTTCTGCTCGCGTTTCGATTAGTGGAACAGAGCAAGATGGAGCCGCAGCCGCTTCAGTGGACTTTGCCTTAACTCAAGGCTCTTCTGCTACAGACGCAGCCGCTTTCTCTCTAATCTATAAATAATTAATTTATGCCATCTATTTTTGAT